CACCAACACCAGCAGAAGCACAAACAAACACAGCAGAAGCAGCAGCAGCACAACCAGCAGCAGCAGTATCAGCCAATGATGCAGGAGCAGCACAACCAGCAGCAGCAGCAGCAGCAGAAGCAAAAGCAACAGCAGCAGCAGAAGCAGAAACAGCAGCAGCAGAAGCAGAAACAGCAGCACATACACCAGCAGCAGAAGCAGCAGCAGAAGCAGCAGGAGCAGAAGCAGCAGGAGTAGAAGCAGCAGGAGTAGGAACCGATGCAGCAGCAGCAGATGCAGCACAAGCAGCACAACCAGAAGCATCACCAGAAGCAACAGAAGCAACACCACAAGTCCCAGTAGTACCACCCGCAGGCTACGACCCGACACCCTTAGTGCCCGACCGCTCCGCCGCCGCAGCTTCGCCACAGCGAGAAGATGTTCCGGGTGAGTTTTCCCCGTACGTACTTGGCGTAAGAGGTGGAAGAAGAAAAAAACATAAAAAAAGTAAAAAATATTATAAAAATACACGAGCTAGAAAAAGAAAGAAAACAAAAAAAAGATAAATATATTAATTTTTAAATAATAATATATTTATTTTTCGTATTACTTAAAAATTTAACTTCTATTTAAAACATAATAAAATGGACGTCATAGAATTAAATCCGGATATAATTGAATTAGGTGAATTAGATGAACCAGTATTAAAATTAGATACAGAAGAAAGTCAACCAAGGCCGTCTGTTAATTTTGGAAGTGGTATAGAATTGCTAATGAATGATAAAAAGACAGAAAAAAAAAGTAGTTCAAATGTAGAAATCGATGATATAACAAGATTAGAAGATGAATTAAACGATTTAAGTGAAACTATTAATTCTGAACCTACTACAAACAAAAAAATAGATGAATCATCATCTAATAAAAATATTTTTAGTGGATTATTTAGTGAAAAAAAAGATGGTTCAAATGTAAAAACAGTAAATCAAAATAATGAAGAAAAAACAAATTTAGGAAAAGCAACATCAAATATGAATGAAAATAAAACATGGGATGGATTTGGTAAATTTAATAATGTGCCTATAAATTTAGATAAAGTAGAAGAAAGACCACAGTTAACAAAAGAAGAAGAATTAAAAGAAAAATTTAAATATTTAAGAAAATTAGAAGACTTAGAGAGAAAAGGAGTAAATTTGAGCAAACGTTATAACATGGATTCAAATTTACAAGAAATGATGGGAGAATATGAAACTATAGTAGCAGAAAAAGAAAAAACAAATTCTATTAAATTTCAAGGAAAAATGTTAATGGCTTGTGTAACTGGTCTAGAGTTTTTAAATAATAAATTTGACCCATTTGATATAAAATTAGAAGGATGGGGAGAACAATTAAATGAAAATATAGAAGAGTATGATGAAATTTTTGGTGAATTACATGAAAAATATAAATCTAAGGCAAAAATGTCACCTGAACTAAAACTTTTATTTCAACTAGGTGGTTCGGCAGTAATGGTTCATATGTCAAATACACTATTTAAATCTGCAATGCCCGGTATGGACGAAATAATGAAACAAAATCCTGAATTAATGAAACAATTTACATCTGCTGCAGTTAATACAATGGGTAATAATGGTAATCCAGGCTTTGCTGGTTTTATGAATAATGTATTTGGGGGAGGAGGTTCTAGTTCTCAACAAAATGATTCTGGTTTAGGTTTTGCTTCTTCTATGAGAAGAGATATGCCTCCAAATGTTAATGAAGGTCCTCTACCACCACCAGTTGAAACTAAATTACCAGAAAGAAGTGTCCGAACACAAAATTTACCAAATAGACCAGATCTAATGTCTGCTCGAGGGGTTTCAATTAATGAAAATGAAGGATATGCTGATAATGAAGAAAGAATTTCAAGACCTGAAATGAAAGGTCCATCATCAAGACAAAGTGAGATAAATTCATTATTAAATGGTTTAAAAACAAAACAAATAAATGTTGATAATAAAGAATCATCAACAATTAGTATAGATGACTTAAAAGATTTAACAAATGCCAAAGTTCCTAAATCAAAAAGAAAACAAAAATCAGATAAAAATATAGTATCATTAGATATCTAATTATAATAACCATTTTTTCTTAAATTGATTAAAGTTAAAGCATATTGCACAAAATGTTGTCTTTGTTTCATAGAAAGACATTTATAAGGAACTTGTGAAATAGTTGAAGTTTTGTCTTTTTGAATAACAAGAGTGATTTTTTTAGACATTATAAAATATATAAATTTATTATTTTTATATATTTTTCATTTAAAATTAATTATAAAAATAAATTAATGAATCCAGATTATTCAAATTTAAAAACACTTGTTATAAATTTAGATGATTATAAAGAAAACTATAATAAGCAGTTGCCTTATTTAGAAAGTATAGGTTTAAAAGTGCAGCGATTTAGTGGAATTAATGCAACAAAAGATGAACATTTAAAACCAGAATATAAAAAATATATATCAAAATTTGCTTTAAATTTTACTCCAAAATCAATTATTGGTTGTTCTCTTAGTCATATATCATGTTCTAAATATATTTACGATAATATTCTAGATAAATTTGAATACTTTTTAATTATGGAAGATGATGCATTTCCAATATATAAAAAAAAAGAATTCAATGAAGAGTTAAATAAAACTGTAAATGAAATAAATATAATTGATAAAAATTGGGATTTAATTACTTTACATAATGATGGTCCATTACCTAATTATGAAACATACAATTGTCATTTTATTTGCGGTAGCACTGCAGCCTATTTAATATCCAAAAAAGGATTAAATAAAATTATAAAGAAAAAAGTTTATTATCATCTAGATTTTGTTACATTTAATCCTATTAACTTTAATAAATATAAAAGTAGAAAAAATTTATTCTATACTGATGAAAAAAATAGTTTAAATAGGAGTATTAATAATACGAAAAATTTTAAATATTATAGTTTATATATTAAATCATATGCATTGGAATTATTTTATAAATATACTAATTTATTAGAGTTAAGAGGAGAAAAAAGTTATAGTAATTTTTTAGAATTTAAAATTATAAAATTACCATATTTTTCTAAAGAATACACAGCAAATGAAGTTATTGATTATTTATTTGTTCTTTTTTTATTAAAAAAATTAAATAAGTTAAAAATATAATAATAATAAAATAATTAATAATTAATAATTAAATGAGTGTTGCCAAAGAAACAAATAATACATTAGTTTGTAACAAAGGTGATATTTTATTAAATTCATATTTAAAAGATAATATTAAAACATACAAACTGTTATTTTCTATGAATAATATTGATAGCTCAAAAATAAATTTAACAAATTTTTTAAGTCACTATATTTGGGAATTATTAGATAAAATAAATCCTGATTTAATAGAAAAAATACATATATTAAAAATTTATAATGATGATGAGGCTGATATTTTAATGTTTTTAAAACATATCGCTAAAGAATTAGGAATAAAACAAAAATATATAATTTTTAATACAAAAAGAATAATAGATTACGAAAATAATTGTATATTTTTTAAAAATAAAGATATTAATTTAATAAATGAAAATTTAGTAAAAGAATATTTAGAATCAATTAATTTGGAAAAAAATAAATATGAACCGATTTTATATAATTTTGGAACAATAAAAATTTCTTTAAAAAATACAAGTATTTTAGAATTATTAAATGAAAATAATAGTAATAAAATAGTTAATACAGATTTTGAAACACATTTTCAATTAATAATGAAAGACAAATTACCAATTTATATGGAAAATTTAATAGGATTAATAATAAAAAAAATATTTTATAATTTAAAAGTATTTATAGATAAATTACAGTAATATTTTATACATGAGTTATAACATATATGAATTATATACATTGAATTTTTCAGGTTTAAAATATATAGTAAATAATATAAAAATATATATAAGAATTTTACATATTTGTTATATATTAATTGAAAGTTATATAGAATTTAAATATAATAATTTAATTTTATATTTTAAAAAAAAAGAATTAAATAAAAGATTAGAATTTATAAAAAATAGCACAAAAAAATTAGAAAACTTAAATATAGTGTATATAAAAATATTTCAATCATTATGTTTAAATGATGATATTTTATGTGATGAAGAAAAGAATTATTTATTAAAATATACAGATACCGTTCCATATTTATTTAATGATATAGATACAAATATTCTTAGTGAATTAAGTTTAAAATATAATATAGTATTAAATAACGATAAACCATTAAATAGTGGTGTTATAAGTCTAGTATATTCAGGAAAATATAAAAATAAACAGGTAATTATAAAAATTTTAAAAAATAATATTGATACAAAAATAAAAGATGCAATAAACTTAGTTGAAATATTAATAAATATAGTATCGATAATACCTAATATAAGAAAATTAAATCTAAAAAAATGTTTAAATGATAATAAAGAATTATTATTAGAACAAACTAATTTTAAAAAAGAATTAGATAACTTAAAAATTATTAAGGAAAAAAATATAAATAATGCAGAATATATATTTCCTGAATTTTATCCTGAGATTACAAATGATTATAAAAATATAATTGTAATGGAAAATATAAAAGGATTAACATATAATGATATTATTAATATGGACAAAAAAATTAAATATAAATTTGGCAAATTAATTCTTAAATTTGGTTTAACAAGTATATTATATAATAGTGTAGTTCATTGTGATGCTCATCCAGGTAATATATTTTTTTATATAAATGATAATGATAATGATAATGATAATGATAATGATAATGATAATGATAATGATAATGATAATGATAATGATAATGATAATGATAATGATAATGATAATGATAATTTAAAACCAAAATATCAAATTGGTTATATTGATTTTGGATTAATATCTCATATAAATAGAGAGAATCAAAATACTTATTATATTTTTTTTAAAAATATACAAATTGATAGAGAATTTGATAAATTAGAAAATGTTTTATCGGTAATTATAGAAAATTCTGAAAAATTAAATAACTTAAAAGAAAAAAAAATATTATTAAAAAAAATAGAAAATGAAATTATAAATGCAGAAAATAAATGGGACGCTGATTTTTTTATTAAATTATCACATTTATTAAATGATTATGGTTTATTATTTACAAAAGAATTTCATCAATTATGTATAAGTCTACAAGTAGGTGAAAATATGACAAAAAGTTTAGTACCAAATATAAAAAAAACTCAAGATCAAATAATGAAATCATTTGATAAAATTAATAAATTAATTGAAATTAAATAAAATTGAATACTTATATTATATTATATTTAATATAATATAATAATTGTTTTCTAATGAATTATTTATTACTTGATACTAGTTATATAATCTTTTATAGATATTATGCATTAATTCAATGGTGGAAAATAGCAAAAAAAGATATCATTCTGGATAAAAATCCATCTGAAAATTCAGAATTTGTTGAAAAATTTACAAAATTATTTATGGAACAAATAACTAATATAAAAAAAAAACTTAAAATTCATAAACAAGAATGTAAAGTAATTGCCGCTAGAGATTGTCCTCGCAAAGAAATTTGGAGAAATGAATTATTTCCTCAATATAAAGAAAGTAGATATAAAGATGATGCATTAATGGTAGGAGAATTTTTCAAATTAGTATATACTAATGATTTTCTAAAAAAAGCAGGAGTTGAATATATTTTTAAGTATAACAAATTAGAAGCAGATGATATTGTAGCTATAACAAAAAATTATATTAGAAAAAAATATCCAGAATCAAGTATTTATATTATAACAAACGACCAAGATTATTTACAACTTTCTGATGAAAATACAAAACTATTTAATTTAAAATTTAAAAATTTATTAGATAATAAAAAGGTATTTCGAGAAGCAGATAAAAATTTATTTTATAAAATTGTTTTAGGCGATAAATCAGATTGTATCCCCCCAATTTTAACTGGTTGTGGACCAAAAACCACAGAAAAATATTATTTAAATAAAGATTTATTTGAAATAACATTAAAAAAACAAAATGCATATGATAAATATATTTTAAATAAAAAACTTGTTAGTTTTTCAGAAATTCCTGATGAATTAGTTAATGGATTTTTAAATACATTTAAAGAAATTTTTGATAATTTATAAATTAATAGGTAAATCACATGTTATAAATTTAGCTTCTCCATTATTATTCCATTCAACCATTAATATGATTACTTCTACACCTTTTTTTACTGCTTCATTAAATGCTTTTTTATATGTAGGATCAATATTTGATGCTTGGAATGAACCACTATCCGTTCTTTGTATAACAAAACAAATAATAGGTCTAATAATTTTGGATATTGTAATTTCAGCTAATTCATTAATATGTTTTAAAGCTCTCATGCTTACAACTGCTTCTTTAGTTTTTCTGTAACCATCTGGAAAATATGAAATTTTCTCATTAAAATTCATATTTTTAAATGCATTTGCCTTAATAAGTTTTTTCTTTTCTAGGTAATTTACATCAGCGTAATCACTTAATGGAACATTTTTAACTTCTAATATAAAATATTTATTATTACAATCAATTCCAATAAAATCAAATCGAGAGTTACCTAATTTTGCTTCGCGTCTATATTTTTTTATATTTTGTAGAGTAGGGAAACAATTACATGTTAAAGATTTTTCAACTAATGTTTCTGCTAATTTAGGATCTATACCAATAACTTGATTATTAATATATTTTTTTTCATTAATAAATTTTTCTTCATATACATGTGCCAAATATATTTTATAACTACATATTTTTGACTTTGATTGAGGACAATTTGATAGCATAGGAGATGCCATAACATAACAACCTTTTTCACATAAACCACAACAACCTAGTGATGCACAATGAGCTTGAACTATAGAACCATTTTTTAGTTCTATATCAGCAACATATGGTGTTTTACATATTTTTGATGGTCTTGAAATAATTTTAACAACTTCTAAATCATTCAAATTATATAAAATCATAATTAAAATAGTAAAAATTTAAATTTTGAAGATTCAATTTTTTTTATAAATCTATAAATAATATTAATACCTATAACATTAGTTTTAAAATTTTAACATATTAACTTTATTCTTAACTCTCTAAATAGTATAATAATGAATTAAATTTTTAATTGTTTTATTTTTTTTATTTTTTTTATTACTTACTATGTTTCTTGTAAAATTTTTATTACCACCGCTTTGTTTATATCTATAATTTTCTTGTGATTTTTTTTTATCTTCATTAACACCTGATTGTATAGATTTTATTGATGATTTTTTTCTTGTCAAATCATTAGAAGTACTTTTTTTTCGTAATTTATTTTCTAGATACTTTTTAGGATAATTTATACCTAATGCACTATAAAGTAAATTATCTAAAATATTTGCACGATTTATACAATTATTTCCATAATTTATTTTGTCTTTTATGGGTATCCTATCAGTTGGCAAATTTTTAAAAACTACATCAATATCTAAATATACATAATATGAACTATCCTTTTTATCAATTGCTAAACGTGTAGTTTTTGAAGGAACATAGTCATAAAATTTAGGGGTTGCATTGGAAGCTAATTTATTTTTTTTTAATTCATCAATAGTCATTTTATTAAGGAGACGTATTTTAACATTTTTAATTTGTGCATATTTATTATCAATAAATAAGTGTTTATCAATTTCAAAGTAAAATCTTTTTATATAGAAATTTTCAATATATTTAACTAATTCATTATTATTATCATCAGCATTTTCATTTATTATCATTTCTTTTTCATTAATTATAGTATTAAATATATTAATTATCATTAATGCATCTTCAATTGTTTCGACACCATAATTTTTGAAAATTTTATTATTTTTTTTTAAAATATCAAATTTATTTACTAATGCTTGTATATTTAATTTATTATCAATAAAAATTTTAGTAGGATGAATATTTTTATTTTTTGAAAACATACTATTATTATGTTGTTTATAAATCTCTGATTCTGAATTTATTTTTAGTATTTCAAATTTATTAATTTGTTCTAAGTTGTCAATTGCTGATTGTTGTAAGTTGTCAATTGCTGATTGTAATTTGTTATTAGGATTTAATAAATCAATAATATTTATATAAAATATTAAATTTGAATGAATTGGTATTTCTTCAAATTCAATTTCATAAATTGGAGTTAATATTTTATCATTTTCGAATGAATCACGTAACAAATCTTCAGTGTATTTTATACATTTTAATGATTTAACTTTAACATAAATTTTTTTTTTACTTTTTTTTATTTCACTTTCGCCATCTACTTGATTATATACTTCTTGAAAAAAATTTTCATATAATATACACCCATTTGTTAAATAAAATGTTTCTAATATTTTAAAAATATTATAATAGGTAATTATGTAAGATAATAATCTAGTATCTGATTTTAATCTAGAATAAAGTTTATCAATATCAGAATTATCATAATATTCATCACTTAATACATATTTTCCATATTCTTTAACTATTTGTTTTCTAGTTTCATCTGTATTATATTTACTTAATCTATTTGGGTTATATCTTATGTTACTTAAATTAGCACGTGCTTCATTATCTATACGATATTGCTGTTGTAAAAAATCAAAATAATTTTGTATATCCTCTATATCTTTTTTTTCTTCTTCTCCGTTTACAATAAAAAATTTACTAGGATTATCAATATATTCATTCCATTTTTCTCTATTTTCTGTTATGGCTCGTTCATTCCTACGAAAAATATTATCAATAACTTTTTCTATTTTTTGTATAATAAAGCTATTAAAATCTGTAGTAAAAAATTCATTAATTTTAGTATTTTCTATTTTTGGAATAGGTACCTCTTTAACTTCATTTAATGTTTGTAAATAAATCAAATTTTGATTTAAAGTCTGTATTTTCTCCAAACTATCAAAGATAATTATTCTATTATTGTCCCAGTTTTTTAAGAATTTTTTTTTATCTCCACCACTAAATTTAAATTTATTTTCTAAATTAAAATCTTTCACTTCATTAAATAAACTTTTTAAATCTTCATTAAAGATTAAATATATTAATTTATATAATAATTGTTCATTACTATTTTTAATTATATCATTAAATAATTTAACTTGTTTTTTTGTATCAGATGTATCAGATATAAATAATACATTATTTTTTTGTTTTTGTAATTGAATCACATAATTTTCATTATTTTCATTTATTTTTTCTCGTATTAATTCATTAATATTTTCCATGATGGGGTTTCCTAAAGTTTTTAGAAAATTTATTTTGTCTTCAATACTATAAGATTTATTTATAAAATAATCATTTGCAATATTCATATTATAATCTTCAAATTGAGAATGTTTATTTAAAAAACCCATTAGATTATCAAATGTAAAATAAAATACTGATAATGGTATAGTAAATTGAAAATTTTTGTCATCTTCATCCTTAAGATGTTTTTTTAGTTTTGTAAAATCATCTGGTGTATTGCTCCAACCATTAGCTTTTTGTGTATCCATTCTCAACTTATTTTTAATTTTTTGTTTTTCTTTATCTATCATATTTGAATCTCTTATTGTTTCAAAGTTAAATTGTTTTAATTTTATATAATGAATTTCACGTCCTATTTTATACCTTAATTTTATTTCAAATTTTATTGGAGTTATATCAAAATTACTCATAATTATTATATTATATAATATAAATATAATAATTAATACAACTTATTGTGCTATATTATTTAACATACTTATTTTATTATATAATTGTTCTTGATTATTTGCACGTTTTAAAATATTATAAGCTGTATCCAATTCTTCTTGAGAAACTTTACCATCTCCATCTGTGTCTATTACATTAACAAAATTTTTATATTTTTTAGGTAAAACACAAAATTTACTATTTTCATTAAAAACAAAATTACTTAAAATTATGAAAACTGCAGTAATAGTTAAAGCAATAAAAATATCACGTGAACCCATAAATGCAATAGTAAATATTAAGACTTCTCGTGCAATATTTTTTAAGATCATCTCTTGTCCTTTAGTTAATTTAATTTCTATATATCTAGAGCCTAAATTCATAAAAATCATCATTAATCCAAGAAATAATTTACTTGTGCTTATATTGTTTAAAAATTTACCTATACTAAACTTTTTAAAACTTTTAATATTGAATGTATCATTAAATGTTTTACTATAACTCATTAATATATTTAGATAAAATATATTTCAATTTTTAGTAGTTTTTTAAAATATTATTATCTTGTTTTTTTATAATAGAATGTATCAATTAAATCCAGCATCAATAGAAACAACTAAACAGCCATTAATCCAAAATAAAAAAAATACTAAAACATTTAAAAATAGAAAACAAGTTAATTTTTATGAACCCGAATTAGATGAAAACACTGAAAATAATAAAACTAAATTAACAAATATTAATAATTTATTATCAAAATTACACGACAATGATGAAGATGATGATGATGATAATAACTTTAATACAAGTGAAAAGATGAGCAATGTAAATAATGAACATACTAATAAAGATTTAATCAATACAGAATTACAAAAAATGAATTCTAATATTGATAATAATTTAAATCATTCATCAATTTTAGGAACTGCTGTTAATTCTAAGTATTCTAATTTCCAAGATAGCTATAAATCAAATTTAGAATATTTAAACAATTTAAATGAAAAACAAGGTTTAAATAATTCTCCAGTTTCTACTAATTATGATAATAATCAATTAATTACTAAATTGAACTATATAATTCATTTATTAGAAGAACAACAAAATGAAAAAACAAATCATATAACAGAAGAACTAATATTATATTTATTTTTAGGTATATTTATTATTTTTGTATTAGATTCATTTGCCAGAGCTAGCAAATATATAAGATAAATATAAATTATATTTAATTTTTAATTATTTAATATAATTTATTCTAATTTTTTGAATATATACAAATATTCATTATTATAACCTACTGATTTTAAATCTATTTTTTTAAATAATTTATAATCTTTTGCTTTAGCCAAATTTAGAATTTTTGTTGTTTCTGGCATGTATAAATTTATTTCATTTTCTCTTGTATTATGTGTTTTAAAATTATAAAATTTTTCATTGTAAACTGCATATGGAGTTACACTTTCATCAATTTTATTATTATTTTCTAAATTTTTAACTTTATATTTGGATATAAATTCACTATTTTCATCAAATTTTACTATAATTTCATTTACTTTTTTACCATATTTTTCTGGATCATATAATGTATCTTTATCTTTATTTTGTACATATGGTTTAAAATTTTCTCTATCAACTAAATTAATAATTAAAAATCCATCATTTGATAATATACTATTACAATTTTCAAAAAATAATTCTTTATCTTTTATTTCATATATTGTTTTTCCTAAACATAAAATATGACTATAACTATCATATTCTAGCATATTACTTGTTAAGAAATCTTCATTAACAAATTGACATTTAGGATAATTAGATTGTGCTTTTGAAATCATAGCTTCTGATTTATCTAATCCAAGAATATTATATTTTGCATCTTCAAAAATTTTAACAGTGTACCCTGTTCCACAACCTATATCTAAAATTTTATTGCTACTTTCTTTTTTGGATAATTTTTTTATTTCTTTTAATTCATATTCATTCCTTTTTTTGTTTAAATGTATTGCATCATAATATCTACTATAAAATTTATCATATACATTATGATCAACCTTTTTTTCAAATTTTTTATTATTTTCATTATTTATAAATCCCTCTAGTGGATAAAATTCTGGTATATTATTAAAACTATTAAATATTACAATTATAAATAAAAATATTAAAAAAATTAAAAATAACTTGTTTATCATATTAAGGTTAATAAATGAATTAAATGTATTATTAATATTTCTATATGTTTTATTAAAAAAAACTGTTAATACCATTTATATGTATTTATATTATATTTTTTATGTTTTATTTTATAAAAATAAATGAACCCTGATATTATTGATGATATAAGAACTGAGTTTAAAAATATTACTTTTTCTAATTTCCAAAAATCTAAAGCTAGACAAGAATTAATTAATTGTATTTATAATTGTAAAATTGAAAATGCTAA